CGCCCTACGCCTTGTCAGCAACTCCGCCGCCGCTGCCTGCTGCGATTGCTGCAAGCTCGTCATCGGTCATGTCCTGTATGCGCTTGGTTTCGATTGGGCCGCCGTTCTTGCCGGTGATCTCGTGCTTGCTGGTTTCGGCGTAGTCTTCACGGAATCGGCAGCTCACTTGCTTCGCCCACAGGGAGGCATTAAAGCCCGGCATCGTCAGCCCGTTCTGGCCTGCGTTTTCCCACCACGCCTGTGCAAGCTGCTTCGAGCGTGTAATTGCGTCGGAAAAGTCCGGATGGACCTTGATCCATTCGTAGATCGTGTCCCGGTTTACATCCAGCTCGGCGGCGATCTGCGTTACCGACTTTCCAGCCCGGCCAAGCTCAATGACCTGCTCGCAATAGAGCGGGGTGTAGTCGGTAGGACGCCCCATTTCTGCCATTGCGGTTGCTCCAAATAAAAAAGCCCGCCGGGGTGGGCGGGCAAGGCTTTCACGCGTGGTCGAAGGAGGAGGCGCGAAAACTGGGGACGAAAAAAACCCGCCACAATGGACGGGTTTGGTGTTCTGGGATGGCTGTTGCCAGCTTATCGAAAACCAGCTTAAACGAGCCTGATTAAAATGTCAATATCGGAATATTCTAATTTTCATTGACCCACGGATAGCGTTCGCAGATTGCCGCATCCGCCACGTACAGCAGCCGGTCCAGCTCGTCCTCTATGTGACGCCTGCACAGTGGTGGCCTGCCTTTGCCGTATCCACCGGGCGACATATACCCGAGAACCTGACGCTCTGCCACGTCTTGCCCTGCGTATCCAAGTAGCGCGGCCATGGTCCTGGCGAGCGTCTTGCTGTCCGCCATGCCGCACATTGCGAGCAGAAGCGGGCCGGCTGGGGCCGGTATGCGCGTAACACAGTTTAGGACCATCCTGCTATCTCCGACCTTCTCTAGACGGGACAGCACCATATCGCGGCTTACACTCACTCTGCCCGACTGCTGCCGTAGCGCCTCGTCACAGGCCGATGCATTGGTTTTGTACCCGCCACCCATCTTTGCGATGTACAGGGCCGCTGATGCCGACATGGCCAGCTCAATTCCGCGCAGTTCCATTTTGCCCATGTGTGCCGTCTCCTATAAATTTGATGCATCGCCGCATGTTGTTCTTGCCCTGCGACACGCCTAACCTGCAGAACTCCGCGCCCCACAGTCGATCCAGGTGCACGCATCCCTTGCACGTCTGCTGCTCTTTGGCTTCGTATACCTTTGCCGGGTCGCCGTAGCGGTATGCGGGGATGGTCATGGTTTGCGTCTCCTAAAATCCGCCCCAGGCAGCACCACACCGCACTTGCTGCACCGAAACGCGAAAACGTTGTGCGGCGTCTGGCAGTGCGGGCAGTGTTTCATGCTGGCCACCGCAGATATTGTTCAATGCATTCTTTTGCCGCTTCCCACCCCGTACACGTCACTGCCATATTCCCAGCTCGACACAGTGCCTGCTGCCATTCGATCTGGTTCTTTTGCAGCCTGCCGCCTGGCGCTTTCAGCTCGACATACAGCGCATTGTAGCCATGGCGACGTACTGGTAGGCAGATGTCAGGCACGCCAGCCCTCACCCCCTCCGCTTTGAGCATTGCGCCTGTTCGTGCTGTGCGTGCCCCGCCGTTGGGTATGGCAAACAACAGATCCAGCTCTGGATGATTTTGCACGTTGAGCGCCGCCCACTGAAAGAGCGCCACCTGATGATTGTGCTCGCTCATCGAGCCCGACCTCCGCGAGATTTAAAGCCACGAATGTTTGTCAGTGCGTTCGAGCTCTCTTTAAATTCTAGGCTTAGTGCTCTGGATATGATGGCTGCCCTGTATGCACGACTAACATACTGCTTTTCGTTTTTCTCTTTCCGCCCCTTCTCGCACTCTTGATCGGACAGCGCCGGACGCTCCTTACTGATGATCTGCATCACTCTGGCATCGTCGCAGCCGTCCCATAGTGCAGCATTCGTCCGTGGCAGGTATGCCGCACAGTACCGGGAGACGGTCATGGTCCCCGCATGGTAGGCCGTATCAGGGTATCGATAAATGGCGCGACATGCGCTGTATGATATATCTTCTCGTGCGACGAATTTTCCAAACGCCACCTTCATTTTGACGTTCGGATACTTCCGCCACATGGCGATTATTGTCTTATCCCACTCAGCTATAGCGTATGCCTCTTCGGCCTCGCGCCTTGCCTCAAGCATCCAATCTGGAATCGTTTTCATTTCACCACCAGTCCGCTATCGATCATCCTGCGCCACGTCCTGACCATGGCGCGCCGCATGTACCATTCGCGCGTGCTGTCGTCGTTCATCCTTGCCCACCCGCTGCGCATGTCTATGGCGTCGTGACACGTCCGGCACGCGTAACAGCTGCTGATATCGTCAGCCTTCAGCCCCATGCCGTGCGACTCGTCGGGGAGGTGCGCCAGAACAGTCGTCTCAGTGTCGCCGCAGCAGATGCCGGCAATCTGGAGCGTGCATTCCTGGCCGCGTGCGCTGTCTCGGAGTTTCTTGGAGCGGATCACTGATACCCCCCTTGCCTCTGGCCATCATTTAGCCTAATTCCGTTGGTAACCGCCCAGCATTGAACATATTCGATCAGGCTTGCCATACGCCGAACGCCCATGTTGGCGGAAGATTCACGGATGTTGACGAACTCCCCTTCCAGTCCTGGCACAATTTCAGCCCCAGCTCCCGTGGCCATCGAATGCCCGCTGATGAACAGCACCTTCCACTGCTCCGGCTTCAGCTTGCGGCCTGCGAATAGCGCCTGATCGGCCACATCCCCACACATCGCGTGAAACTTGCGATTCTGCTCATCGTTGCGGGTCATCTCCTTGATCTGCACAACGAGGGGGCGGTCATCGTCAACCGGGACCGATGCAACATAGGCGGATGCCGCGCGGCGGGCGTGGTCGGTGCGGATGTAGAACCGCTGGCCGCTCATGTTTGGCCTCCAGCAACGCGGTATGCAACGATGTGGCAATGCTTCGACAGTCCGACCCACTCCCAGCACCAGTTATCCGCATACACGCCCATGCATTCCTGGCCGTCTGAAAATCGCACGTCAACGCGCGCTCCACCAGCTACAGGACGGTCACCGCCCCGCCATTCAATCCACCCCTCATCCGCAATCGGCAGCGGGATCTGCGCGGCGTCGAACTTGGCCTCCCGTTCTACCAGAACCTGCGCGCGCATAGCCTTGAGCTGCTCTATCTGGTTGTCGATTGACGCGATAATGTCCATGGTCAATCCTCCATTCCAGCTTCACGGCGAGCCTTTGCGGACCACGGCCAGAGCCAGCCGTGCTTTGCCCTGCCGGTAAATAGCAGGCATGCAACAAGCCCGACCGGGCCGGATAACGAAACAAGAAACGAGCACAAAACGTCACTATGAAAACTGTATCGCCTGATGCTCGGCCAGTTGCGCTGTGCATGCGCGAAGCCGATGCCGGCCGCAGCAACGCCACACCCTATCCATGCTGACCACATCAAAACAATCCATCCCATGCTCATCCCCTCCGGTTACTTGCTCGCATCAGCGAAAAGATCCATCGACTTCATCATCTAGGAAAAGCTCGCCGTTTTCCTGCACATCTTTTTGCCCAGCTGCGGCCATCATGACGTTTTTAACCGCTTGTCGGTAGTAGCTCGGCTTAAGCTCCGCACCAATACCTTTACGACCTAGAGATACCGGAGAAAAAACTTCTGACCCTACGCCCATAAAAGGCGTAAAAACGTTCTCCCCTGGGTTACTAAAAAGAACAACGCAACGGTCAATTACATCTAGTTGAAGTGGGTGCACGTGCTTTTCATCCTCGCTATCGCGGGCCTCGCGATATGGCAGAACGCGATTCATCCTAATGTCGTCCCACATACAATCTGCGTACTGCCGCCAGATCCAATGCGAAAACCGGTTCTCCGTTTGCTTACCCTTCCACCCACGGTAGGCGAAAAGGTCGGATGGAATAGCTCTCTCTCCGGCGTACTCCATAAGACCGTTAGGGTGCTCAACTGGTATCGGGTTTTTGCCGGAACGTCTAAATGTCAGCAACTGGTCGCCAGCAGCAACCCCGCAGTCAAGCGAGTCAGAGACGAGTGACGCATGGGCAAGGTTTTTCTGCATGGTGCGAAGCCGGACAGCAAGCGGCTCTTTCCATATCATGCGCCGACCGGTGTACTTCCAGCCGTGTGCCTCATGCAGCCTGATGATGTCACCTGGAAAATCGATATAGCTATCTGTCCCGCTGTTTGACCGTGGAACGTCCATGCAATGCACCGCCGTAACCCTCCCCGGAACAGTGATACGCGCCAGCTCCTGGACCACAAAAGCGTAATGTTTAAAAAACTCGTCGTAGTCGTCACAGTTAGACAAATCCCGCTCGTTGCTGGAGTAATGGTACAACCCACCGAAAGGAGGAGAATATACTGACAGGTGGATACTAGCATCGGGGAGAGACTGCATTACCTCTATACAATCGCCATTATAAACTGCAAATTTATTAGTAACACACTGATCAATTACAGCCATGATGGGATCTCCATAGTTTTGGTAAACGGGTTTTGTTTTTCAATGCCTTGCGCACTTTGCATTTCCTGGACGAGCCGAGAAAACATCTCGTCCGCCTGTCGTGCTTTGCGCTGCAGGTTTTTCATAACCCCGCTTTCGCCTTCTGTTGTCACGATGTCAACCGTAACGGGTCTTTTCTGCCCAAATCTCCAGTTACGTCTAACCAGCTGGTAATACTGTTCGAAGCTATGCGACGGGAAAACAACGGCATGATTGCAGTGCTGGAAATTTAAGCCCATTGCGCCTATTTTTGGCTTTGTTATCAAAATACGAGCCTTCCCCTCTGCAAATGCCGTTAGCTTTTCTTCTTTTGCATCGTCAGAATCTGACCCTGACACCTGGACGGCATCTGGTATCAACTTCTCAAGCAAATCCCCCTCGTCATTCAGGTGGCACCATACATTTGCAGGCTGACCAGTATGATTGACAAGATCAGCAACCTTTTTGCACCGATCTTCCAATGACCGTCTGCGCTCGTCTCTCTGCTCTTTTAACCCAACGGCTGGCATTGCAAACAACATGCCGTCAGCGAGCGAATTTACCTCTACTAAATGCTCAATTTCCTTAAGGTCTGGCAAGGTAAACTTTTCGTCGTTAAAGCCAAGGTCTGACGGCTTTCGAACGGCCATAGCCCAAGAACAAACCCACCGCCAGAAAGGTATTTCTGCGTGCCCTTTTAGCCTGAACTTAATAACCTCTCCTCGCATACGCCCCGTTGCAGAATTATTCAGGTCATTTTTGAAAAACTTGTTTAGCATGTCCATATGGCCGAGATATCCCAAGGCCTCGCTAGACGTCCCTAGCTCGATGTAGTCGTTAGGGGCGGCAGTTGCCGTCTGCAAGAGTCGGTACTTTATCTTGCGCATAAACGATGTAATCTCCCCCCTCCTCGATCCTGCGAACGACTTCAAAATGCTCGATTCGTCGCATACCACGCCCCCAAAATCATTAGGGCTAAAGTACTTTAGCCGCTCGTAGTTGGTTACTACGACGCGTCCGAAAGCCGATCCATCGCGAGATATTTTTGCATCAATGCCAAATTTCTCGGCCTCCTTTATCGTCTGCTGACCAACGGCAAGCGGTGTTAAATACAGCACTGGCTTTCCGGTGTGTCTCGCTACGTTTTCTGCCCACACCAAACCCATCGGGGTTTTTCCAAGGCCGCAGTCTGCAAACTTTGCTACCCGTCCTTTTTGAATATTGAACTCTACGATCTTTTTTTGAAAATCAAAAAGATAGTCAGGAATCCAAAGCGGCTTAAAACCGTTTGACGCCCCCTCCTGAGTCTTGACCTGAAGGAACTCTGCATAGTCCATTTTTAACGCCCATAAAAAAGCGCATCAGATGCACCCTACCCCGAAGGGCTTGGAGGACCGGATCAGCTCCGGCAGGGTGCATGTGATGCGCTGCTGATAAATTTTATGCCCTCCAAGGCATGTGTAAATACTAGCACATCATGTAAATATTTTCTTTAGTTTTTTTGCTTACGAAAGCCCCCTTCTTCGCGCTGGCTTGCTGTCGAATTCATAAGAAAACGGCAATCCGCTACCATCGTCGTATGGATGGTCGCAGAACGATGCCGACTCGCCACGCCAGCCGCATCGCACAGTTTCTCGTGCGCCCATGCGATTCTTTGCGATGATCAGTTCTGTCTCGGTCTGATTGATTTGGTCGTTGTAGTAGCCTGGACGATGAATCAGGATTACCACGTCTGCGTCTTCCTCCACGCTGCCGCTGTCCTTCAGGTCATGCAGCTGGGGCCTGCGCCCTTCCTTGGCCGTGTCGCGGTTCAGCTGGTGCAGCAGCACCACAGGTATGCCAAGCTCTTTGGCGAGGCACTTAAGGCCGTTCGTGACCTGCCCATAGCCATCGGTTTTGCGCTCTGCGTTGAATTTCACGAATGACAGTTGGTCGACGATGATCAGATCCAGCCCATACTTCAGTTTTATGCGCTTAGCCCTTGCCCGGATCTGCGCAACACTTAGGCTCCCAGAGTCGTCAACCACGAACTCCATGCGGGCAATCTGCGCATTTGAATAGTTCATGCGGTCATAAAACTCATGATCCGCATCTACCGGGTTGATAATCTGGCGCAGTGAAATATTGGCGATGCCAGCGATCTGCCGCTGCGCTAGCTGCATGGCGCTCATCTCCATGCTGTACATCAGCACGCGCTTGCCGTTCATGGCGGCGGTATTGCCAAACTGAAGCGCCATGCTGGTCTTGCCCATGGAGCTGCGAGCGGCGACGATGATCAGGTCATTGTCCTGCAGCCCCCCCAAGCTGTCATCAAGCGGTTCAATGCCCGTCGATAGACCGGTCAGTGTGTTGCTGCCGTTCTTCAGCCGGCGATCCATTTCCACCATGGCGAGAACGGCAGCATCCTTGACGTGCACTGCCTCCTTTTCGGCAAAGCTGCCATCCAGGGCCATCAGCATGTTCTGCACCTCGTTGATGCTTTCGGCCACAGAGCCGTTTTTAGGCGATTTCGCCAGCTGGTTGATGCTTAACCCTATGGCAGACAGCTGGCGTCGCATGGATGCCTCGCGCAGTAGCTTAAAATAGCGTTTGCCAGATGCCGGAATGCAGTTAGCCGCAAATGCTGCTAAATCTCCAAACGGTATGCGCACTCCCCGGCTGTCTAGTTCTGCGCTGACTTCTAAAGGCTCGCTCTTGGAACCGCTGTTTTGCAGGAACAAGATGGCGGTGAAAATCGCGCGGTTGTCTTCAAAGTAGAAGTCGCTGGCGTTGATGCCTTCCAGATCGTCGACCATCGGGCCCTTGAACGACATCAGAGCGCCCAGCAGATTGGCTTCAATCTCGTTTTGCAAGTCGTGTTGAATTTCAGTTTCCATGGTGCATCGCCTTTTCAATCATCTTGCCGGCCGGGGTCAGGAAGTAATCACCGTCCCGGTTGATGGCCCACAGGTGCAGCCAGTCTTCCCGCACTGCGTTTCTGAATACCGCCCGCCAGTCCTTGTACTTTTTGTCGCTGGTAACGTACTTGGCGGTAAAGGCAGTCCATGCAATAGCGATGTAGTCGTCAGGCAAACCCATCTGTTCAGCAGTGGTATAGATCGGGTCATCCTCTGCAATGATCGCCTGATCCAGATCTTCAACTTTAGCCCGGTACTCTGCAAAAGTTACCTCTGTTTTTCGTGTCTTCTCGCGTGCACGTGTATTTGTATTCTCTGTTGTAGTCTCTGTTATAAGAAGAGACTGACAATTTGATACCTCCGAAGCTATCATTTTGATAGTATCGAAGCTATCAAACACAGCGTAGTCGATCCTGTAAAACAGGGTCTTGTCGAACCTGTCTTCCGCCAGTTTTTCAGCCACCAGAACCCCTCTGTCACGCAGCGATTTCAGCGCCCTGGCTATTGTCTGCTCGGAGAAAAACGGGAATTGATCAGCCCACTGCTTAACCGTGTTGTAAACCCAACGATGGCCGTTGATCTCTGTCTTTGATGCGGCGAGCCAGTAATGAACCTGCTGCAGAATGATGGCCTCGTTAAGACCAACAGCGCACGCAAGCGACGGCAGGACTACCAGTGGTGACTCGTCCAGCAATAGCCGACTCATAACCCTAACTGCTCCAGAAAACGCTTGCACGCCGCGTCATACTCCATCGACGTGCAATTCGGGTTTTGCTCAAGCCACCGCATCTTTAGCCATGAATACTGCCGCCATTTAGCATCCATCACAGTATCCCCGCCTCGCGCAGCTTCTTGCGAAACCGCAGTTTAAGGTACATGTTCCAGCCAGCCGGGATGCCGTTCTTGCGCCACACACTAACCGCCTGGCTTCCGATTGGTGGGCACAGCTTGGCTACCTTAACCGGACCTCCCAACACATCGATGATACGGCTTGCTTCAGACTCCATGACAAACTCCTTTGTAAGTGAATCTACTATAAACATCTATTGTGTGTGTTGCAAATGCTTTATTTGTCCCGCTGCAAAATAATTTACATTTACCTGTTGCAAGTTTTTTATTAGTGCGCTAATCTTCACTCATCGCAGCAAAACACCGCAGCGGCTCTTTAACAACTCGGAACACGCCCGCACTGCACCGGGCAACGCCATTTAGGCGACATGTGCAGGGTAGGCCGGCTGGCCTGCGCTGATAACGATGTGGACGAACAGGGGACACGCAGCATCGGGTAGCGAAACGCTTTCGAGTCGATCAGGCGCAGTAAACCAGCCCGCTACAACAGATCAATCTGCTGCGGAACATGGCAGCGCTGGACGGAGTAACCAGCATGGGGTTCTAGCGAGCCCCGATACCAAAGCGGCGTGACAGGTTGCTTTGGTATTTCAGCGAAAAAGGATTCAAAAATGAGCGCGCAACTTAAAGCAGGTCTTTACCTGCACACCTACATCAGCCAGTTCTCTGGCGAAACGGTGTATGTGGTTTATGACCACATTGGGGAGGTTTACTCCACTATCTTCCCGTCGCGCCTTGAGCGCTTTTATGCGGAGGCCGCGTAAGCGGTTTTGGCCATGACGGCCGCTCTGCTCCTAAGTTCTGAAATTGCCCGGCGACTCAATGGCCAGTGCCGGCTCAATGTAATAAACGGCAAGGCCGTCACACTGGACGCCAGCACGCCAGCGTGGCAACACGCTCCAGCCGAAAGCAGCTTTACACAGCACCGTCCGCAGAGTATCGCGGGAAAGCACGGTAAGGCTGCTCCCGGCTGGCAACAGCAACTTGTTTTTCTCCTTCGATTGACGTTAGCCCGGTGCGGTATGGCCGGGCGCTTTTTTGGAGCGCGACATGTACAGAACTGATCCATGCGGGCCGTGCATGTGCGGCGCTATCGATTGCCGTAGCTGTGGCCCGGCGCAAGGTTATCGCGGTATTAATGTGAGCATTGATAAAATCGAACTCCACCGCCGAGTCGAGCAGGCGATTGACGACGAAATCATGGGCGAGACCAGCGAATACCGCGAAGTCATTGCCGAAATGTGGTCGCTTGAAGAACTGCCGCTGCATCTGCGCTCCAGGTACTACAACAGCGTGACGTACGCCGATGCAATGCTGCGCGCTGCGTGGAAAGGCAACACGGAGGCAATCACAACGCTTGGCCAGCTGCTCGAAACAGCGATACGCGATTGGCTGGCAAAGCAGCTGACGGCGAAAATTCGCAAGGAAATGGAGGATGAACTGTGAGCGCCACCCCGCGAATCACTCTTGTCGCGTATGAATCAAGGGAGCCGGGGCGCGTGTTTGTAATGGTTCCAGATCAGCGCGGCCGCTACATGCTGGTTGAGCGGTGCGTCGTTGAAGTCGCTTGTGACCATTGCAAATCAGCCATCGGCGAGCCGTGCAAAAGCCAACATGGCTACATCATCGGCACGCACGTAAAACGGCGACTGGCTTGGTGGGTAATAAAGCCGCGACTGCGCGACATGCATGAAGCACATGACCTGATCGCGCCAAAGCCGCATGTAAAACTTGTTTTGAAGGAACCGACATGAAACGCCACTACCACCCCACGCCGGCCGAATGCGAGCTGGCGCAGCGATACCCTGACTGGACCTTACAAGAGGTCCATTTTTTTGTGCTCAATACCCGGAGCGTGACGCAATGAAATGGATTAAACGCCTGTGGTACAGCCTGTGGCTCTGGAATGCGCTGCACGCAATCGGCGAGATTCGCCCGAAAGTGACGGCTCAAGATACGCCGTTACGCCGTAAGCGAATGCTGCGCGAGGCGTTGCGCCACTGGAAAACACGCGCAAAGAAATGGCAGTCCCGCATTGACGCGCTCGACACGCCCGACGACGACAGCGAGCAGCTGAGCAAGCGGGCTATTCCGGCTCCGATGTACTGGCATAAGTGAGGACGATATGAGCGCAATGGGACGATGGGCGTTTGAGGTGCAAGAGCAACAACAATTTGAAGAGGATTACGGTATTGGCAATTACGACAGGGACTCATGGCGTGCCACAGACGGGGAAGAAGGCGTGCGACCAGCCAAGCGAGCCGCGCATGGCGATAACGCAGAACTGCCTTTTTGACGCACTGGCAGAACAATTTCAGAAGGAGTTCGGTAATCATGGAAGTTTACAAAGCGATCAGCGCAGTGAGCGCGGCCCTAGCTGGTCAGGGTATCAGCAAGGACCGGAAGAATGCGAGCCAGGGTTACAACTTCCGTGGGATTGACGACGTGCTGCAGACTCTGGCCGGGCTGCTGCCGACTCATGGTCTGGTTATCGTGCCGCGCGTCATTGCCTGCAACCGTGACCGCGAAGTGAATACGAAGGGCACCGTGCTGTTTTACGTGACGGCTGACGTGGAGTTTGACCTTATCGCCGTGGCTGACGGCTCCAAGCACGTAGCGCGGTTTTACGGCGAAGCCATGGATAGCGGCGACAAGGCGACAAACAAGGCCATGAGCGCGGCTTACAAATACATGGCGCTGCAGACGTTCTGCATCCCTATCGAAGGTGTGGCAATCGACAGCGAAACGGAAACGCACCACGTAGCCGCTGCAATGCTTCCCGCCGCTGTTGCTGACCACATTGCCGCGATCCAGTCCGCCAGCGACAAAGACACGCTGTCTGCCGCATACAAGGCAGCAATGACCGCAGGTAAGGCCGCCAACGATGCCGGAGCCTGCGATGAATTCAAATCAACCATGCTCGAAATGGGCAGCAAATTGGGACTGGCAGCATGAGTTCACTCAACAAAGTAATGCTGATTGGCCGCGTAGGAAAAGACCCGGAGGTGCGTTACATGCCCAACGGGGACGCGGTGGCAAATTTCACGCTGGCCACGTCCGAAACGTACAAGGACAAGGCCGGCGAGAAACAGGAAACCACGACATGGCACAACCTGACGTGCTATCGCCGACTCGGCGAGATTGCCGGCCAGTACGCCAAGAAGGGAAAACAGGTGTACGTGGAGGGCAAGATCACCACGCGCAAATGGCAGGACAAGGAAGGCAAGGACCGCTACACGACAGAGATCATTGTCGATGAGCTGAAGCTGCTAGGCAGTTCTGACAGTGGCGAGCGCAGCCAGCCGGAGCAACGCAGCGAGCCGGCGCGGCAACGTCCAGCGGCGCAGCCTGCACGTCCGGTCGATGAATTTGAGGATGATTTGCCATTCTGAGGAGGTTGGCATGGTGACTTGCAAGGTCTGCGGAAAGTCTAGCTTGGATGTCAGTTTTTACGCCGGAATCAAAACTTATTGCAAAGAACACTGGAAGGAAAAGTCTCGCAATCACCGGGCGTCAAATATAGAGCATTACCGTGCATACGATAGGCGGCGAGCTAACGATCCGGAGCGAATTCAGGCGCGCAATGCCTACTCAAAGACTGACGCCTATGTCAGGTCGCATTCTAAGTCAACCATCAAGTACAGAGAAAACAACAAGCACAAGAGAAAGGCGCATCAGGCCGTCAATAATGCCGTGCGGGACGGTCGGCTAATTCCACTTCCGTGCTTCGTGTGCGGATTAAAAGCTGAGGCCCACCATCCAGACTACGACCGCCCGCTTGATGTTGTTTGGCTTTGTCCGTCCCACCATCGACAGGCGCATGCCTTAGTTGAAACCCGTAAGGCCGCCTAACAAGCGGCCTTTTTTGCGAGCCGCCATCATGCAAATCACCCTGTACGAACTAACCGAAGACTACCGCCGCGCATTGGATCAGCTGGCCGACGAACCGGACGCGGAGAAGGCGGCCGACATCCTAGGCAGCATTGCTGAGCCACTGCAGGACAAGGCCGTCAAGGTTGCGCTATACGTGCGCAGCCAGGACGTTACAGAAAAGGCGATAGAGGATGAGATTACGCGCCTCTCCCACCACCTTGAGTCTGTCCGGGCCAAGCGCGAGCGGCTGCAGTCCAGCATCGAACGAGCGATGCGTGTGGCCGGCGTAACCAGTATTGAGCATCCACTGCTGACGATCAAGTTCAAGAAAAACCCGCCGAGCGTTGACGTGCTGTGCGAGGCCGATATTCCCGCTACGTACTGGAAGCAACCGCCAACGCCGCCAAAGGCTATCGACAAGCGCGCACTGCTGGCCGCGCTCAAGGATGGCGATGTACCCGGCGCATGCCTGAAACAAACCGAACGCCTCACGATTGGATAGACCATGGCCATCACCACCATCGAAACGCTCGCCATCCGGTGCGAGACCCTGCAGAAGCAAAACGCGGAGAAAGATGCCGCATTGCTGTCGCTGAAAGCAATCGTAAACGTGCTGGAGCTGCGGGACTCCAACGCCAAGGCAGCAGCGCTCATGCTGGAGGATCAGCAGCGTGAGATTGCCCGGCTGCAGCAGCTGGTTGACTCGCTGACCGACCACAATGCGCGGCTTGCTTCGTCGCGGGATCTGGAAGAGCGCCACGCTGCATTCTGGCGGGCTGAGGCGATGCAGGCAAAGGCGGCAATCACGTAGGAGACAGATCATGTTCTGGTTAAAACTCTTGGCCGTTGCGGCCTTTTTTTGCTCCTGCGTAATCGGCGCACTCTGCTGGCTGGCCCGCAACATCCTGCCCGGCAACGGTGAATGGAAGCCGGAAAACGGACGCCATTTGCACTACCACAAATCGCAGCCGCACCCGTGGCGCAGGAAGACTGATCGGAGGCGGAAATGAAACCATATAAGCACATGACCGACCGGGAACTACTGCTTGCTCTGGTGCGGCGAAAACCGGGCTGCAATGTCAATTTCCTGATGGAGCAGTTTAACGAGGTCCGCATGGTTGACCGTCCGCGCATGAAAAGCATCATCGACTGCGCTAAAGAGTCGGGCGCGATCAAGTCTGGTCCGAAGGTGCTAGGGCTGAACCAGTCTGGCGGTAATTGCATGCTCGCAACGTACTGGCTCAGTGAGCATAAATTCCCGGCTCCAGTTGCGCCCATCAAATCGCGGCCCAGCCTTGCAGACGTAATCCTGCCGCGCGACCGCCGACCAGGTGCGCCCGAGCTACCTGATGTAAACCGCTACGGATACCAGCGCGGGACACTTCCGACGCT